CAAGGATAAGTGGATTGAGCTCAACATCGAACTAAAGAATGATAGTTTGAAGAAGTCTATAGTCTTTCGTGATTCACTTAGTGTATCATTTAAAAAGATTCCACAGGGTTTCCTTAAGAAAAAGAAATCTGTTGTTGAGGTTAAGAATTATAATCCTTATGTAAAAATAAATAACCTACAATCATTTGACGTTACAGAGAAGCGAGTTAATCTATTGTTGCCTGGCATTGCTATTGGGGCAGTAGGTGCACTGATTCTTTTAAAGTAATATGGCTAAGGTAATAAGAAGTAAAAGAAAAGTTTCCAAAAAGAAAACCTTTAGGTCTGGGTTAGAGGATATCACGGCTCTACATATCAAGAGTAAAGGAGCTAAGTTATTGTATGAGACCTCTAAAATAAAGTACACTATCCCCGAAAGCAATCACGTCTATACTCCAGACTTTATATTACCCAATGGTATCATTGTAGAAACCAAGGGCCGCTTCATGATTGATGACAGAAAGAAGCATTTACTAATACGTGCTCAACATCCAGATAAAGACATTCGTTTTGTATTTACTAGGTCAGCAACTAAACTATACAAGGGAGCTCGTACTACGTATGCTGACTGGTGTGTAAAGAATAACTTTAAGTTTGCAGATAAATGCATACCTGATTCTTGGTTCAATGAGTAACAGAAGAAAAAAACTTACTAAGTACACAGTCCCTAGTGATGAGGATTTAAGTATGTTAATATACCTAAATGCTAATGGTGACCTTATACATATGTTATTTAATAATCTACCTATATCTGGAGTATTTGAGTGGGAAAACAATGAAGGTCTTCAACAAGATTTTTTTTCAGAAATTAAAAATAGTGAAAGCAATGATGATGATGACGATGATGATGACGGTGAGTTTTTTAGTAAATAAATAAAAAGAAATTATGAGTAATTACAAACAGTACAGACAAACTGCAGTAGATTTTTATAAGAAAAACCCTAGCTTTAATTCTGCAAGGATAGCAAGGGATCTTATAAGTAATGGAGGTGCACCTAATGATGATGTTTTTTATAGGCTCGTAAGAAAGTGGATAGCCTCAGAGAGAGCAAAGGACTACAGGATGAATGATCACGAGGCTCTTGAGAAAGAATGCGAGGCGATTGGTATACCAGTAGAGGACGTTAAAAACTATTGGCATAAGGGTGAGCACTTCTCTATCAACGTAAGGAATGATCAGACTAACACTATGCAGGATGTTCTAAATGGTATCATAGCTAATATGGATAATCATTCTCCATCCTACGAAGTAATTAAAAGAAAAACTATAACTGATCCACACCTATTGGTAGTAGACCCTGCAGATGTTCACATAGGTAAGCTATGTAGTGCATTTGAGACTGGTGAGTCATACGATAACCAGATAGCAGTTAACAGAGTAAAGGATGGCGTACAAGGCATCTTAGATAAGGTACAGGGGTTTAATATAGATAAGATACTCTACATAGTAGGTAACGATAAGCTACACGTAGATACCCCTAAGAATACTACTACAGCAGGTACCCACCAGGATACTACAGGTATGTGGTACGATAACTACATGATCGGTTTCCAATTGGATGTAGATATCATTGAGTCACTTAGACTAATTGCTCCTGTACACGTTCAGTATGATCCATCCAATCATGACTACACTAACGGATTCTTTTTAGCTCAGGCATTGTCTTCTTGGTTCAGGAACTGCGAAGACGTTACGTTTAATGTATCTATTGCTCACCGTAAGTACTTTACCTATGGGCAGAACCTTATAGGAACAACACACGGAGATGGAGCTAAGACTGCAGACCTGCCATTACTGATGGCACAGGAAGCGTCTGAGCACTGGCATAACTGTAAGCACAGGTACGTATACATACATCACATTCACCACAAGATGAGTAAGGACTATGGTAGCGTATGTGTGGAGAGCTTAAGGAGCCCATCTGGTACAGACTCTTGGCACTCAAGGAATGGATATGCTCATAGTCCTAAAGCTATTGAAGGGTTCCTACATCACCCTGAGCATGGCCAGATTGCACGGATTACGAATCTGTTCTAGTTTAGAATCATTCTAAATTGTAAATAAATTTCGTAGTGTCAACTACATTACAGATATTTACCGATGTAAATTTTTCATGTACTTAGTTTATAATGGGCGAGTGGGTTTAGTAGTGTTTACCTCTCGCCCTTATTTTCTAATCTAACCCAACAAATCTTTATGAGTAACAACAGAGTATTTGAAACTGGTAGTCAAAGAGATAATGACACCAACAAGTCATTGCCTAATCACTTAGATGCTTATGTACGTATGAGATATGGTTACCTGCTTAGGCATGGAGCTAATCACTACGATAAGGGTAACTGGAGAAAGGGCCAACCTACTGAGGCCGCACTAGAAAGTCTTCATAGGCACTTAGCTAAGTTTGAGATTAACTACTACAATGGAGTTGAGCAGGATGAGGATCACTTGTCTGCTATTATCTTTGGTATACAGCTCATTATGAAGAATGAAGAGAGAGAAGGTATTAGTGTTGATCATTACTATAAGCCTATATAGTAACATTTATATATATATTTATTGTTACAAAATAATATGCAGTTCGGAAATAATCCGAATTAATGTGCGATATAATACACAAATACATATACTTTTGTCCATTATAACAGTCATTACATTTAAAAGTGCTACTTAATGCACGATTTATCGTACAATTAAACTACCTATATAGTATATCAATGTCAAGAACTAAAAAGAAACCGTACACAAAATCTAAGAGGTTCGATAGTACGTGTAGATCACATGGTGGATGTCCATACTGCTTATCTAATAGGATGCATAAGGTTCTTAAGAAGATAATACCTATTAAAGAAGAGTTTTATTTAGATAATTAATTACTATGGGAAAAATAACTAATGTACAAATTGATTTACTTAGAGCATTTGTTGATAGATTTGATCTTAGCATCGTTGATGGTGGTCAGTCTATTAGCTTTGACAATGCAGTAAGGATACTTGAAGGTGAGAAGCCATTACCTAAGACCAGGGATGAGCGAAGAAATGATTTCATTAGCTCACTTTCTCCCTATCTACAAACCTATGGACCTAAGATGCTTAATGATTTTTACAGGTACTGGGCAAGAGATGATGGAGCTAAGATGAAGTTTGAGGGCCAGAAGAGTTGGAACGTAGAGCTCAGGCTTTCCAAGTGGAAGTCTAATCAGGATGAGTATGAACGTAATGCTTATATACAACAATTAACTAAAAGAATATGACACCAAAAGAAAAAGCAAAATACTTAATTAGCATACATTCACTCACTATTCTTGGTGAAATGGGTAATAAACTAACTATTGATGAAGTTAAACAGTTAGCTAAACAATTTGCATTAATAGCAATAGATTTTTTATTTAAACATGATATTGGATATGACCGAGACGGTGTAATTTATGATGAAATTTTAATAGACGATGATTATTGGCAAGAAGTTAAAACCGAAATAGAAAAGTCATGAAAAAAGAAGAACAAAAACAACACCTCATTGACATGATGAGATATGATGAGAATTTGGGATTGTATAAAGAAACCGAGCAAATGAATGTAGGTGGTGTTATAAGTCGTTTTTTTAGATGGTTTAAAATAAGTTGCCCAAAGTGTAAGAAAGGTAAACTTACTCAAGATGAGATTCACCATTGTTCGGGTGGTGGAGAATTAAATGTTTATAGCTGCGATAACTGTCAAAGTAAGTTTGTCTAAAATGGCTTATAACGGTTCACAAATAAACGCAGTAAAAGATATGAAAGAACAAATTTTAGAAATAGCAGAAAAACTTAGATTAGAACTTATAACCGATGATGAAGCACAAGACCTTTTATTGGATTTATTTGGTGTTAGTAGTAGGTTTGGTGGTTACTGTTCTAAAGAAACATTAGAAGGTAAAAGATGTAAAGATATTTGCGATAAACCTCAATGTGGTTGGTAAACTTACTACTAACTAATGGCTACCCGATAGTTTATATCGCATAGCCATCACTAACCAAACTTAAAAAAAGCAATGGAAAAGCAAATAGAAAAAGCAATCAGAGAAACTTTGGTTATCAGTAACCCTCAATCTATTCATTTAGCAGTAAAAAAAATATTGCTTTTGCTGGATGACACAAAAAAAAGTTATAACCATGCAAACAATAAACATAAACAATGATTAAAAAATACAGTAGAGCCAGTGAGTTTACGCAGGACATCCTTGACTCTCAGAATTCTACATTCGATAAGGGGTGGAGCTGTGGTTGGAACATAGGTGATGACAATATAAGTTTTAAGAGAGGCTACACATCGTATGTCTATAGCCACCCAGGACAGGGTAAGACCGTGTTTGTTACTGAGTCATTGCTACACTTAGCTAAGAACGATAATCTTAATGTGTGTATCTATTCACCTGAGACTGGAGGAAGGAGTGAGATAGTATGGAATCTTATACAGGTTTATACTGGTAAGAGATTGTACGGTAAGAATGCTCACAAGATAAGTAAGGATGAGATCGAGAAGGCTATTGAGTTTATTGATAAGCACTTCATTATACTGGAGCATAACCCATTCTCTGGTAAGGGCAACGAAAGATTTACAGTAAAGGATATATTCAATCAGGTACATATGGCAGAAAGGGAGTACGATATGAAGGTAGATGTACTATGTATTGATCCATTTAATCTATTGGATAGGGAGCTGGATGATGATCGTAAGGCTATACAGGACTATGTTTTAAGTACACTTGGATTTATTAACTCAGCATCTAGGAAGATGAACCTACATACTATATTGGTTGCTCACCTTGCAGGAGATGATGTCATAGTAGATAAGGATACAGGCATAGAGTATAGTCCTAAGCCTCACCCAAGTAAGCTTGCAGGAGGTCAGAGTTTCTGGAGAGCAGGGTTCCAAATGATTGGTATCTGGAGACTTCCTTATGGTTGCTTAGATAAGCAAGGGTTCGCTTATAAAGAGAACTCTATGTGGATTATGGTACAAAAAACAAAACCTTTGGGGGTAGGTAAGCTCGGCCACTTTGAATTGTATTACGATACCAATACTCATACACTATACGAGACCTTTGGGGATAAGAGATTTAGGTGTGGAGAGATGAACAATAATTTTAGTTTATATGTTGATGCGAGCTTATCTAAGATGCAGTCTTCTATGAAACCTAATACACTTTTTGACAGTAAGTCTGAACAAACAGATTTAACTAACCCATTCTAATTATGTCAGCATATAAAGTATACGCTAAGAGGATAGAAGATAAGCTCCAAGCTTATGATTACTTCCAAAACAAAACATTGGATATGTTAAAGGTATCCCTTGACCTAGGTATTTCCTACGGTGACCTATATGTTGTATCTAAAACTACAGAGGATGAGGAACTTAAGGATACATTAGATAAGTCACTAAAGACCCTAAACAAAGCCAGAGAAGGATATGACCAGATGTACGCACAATATGTTCACGCCATGACTGGGTTCTGGGAGCTAAGGGAGCAGGTGTTAGTTATGAGTAAGATTATAGTTGAACACGAAGAGTTACAGGAATCACTTAAAAGACAAATATAAATAATAATAATTGATAACGTTTTGCAGATAAGCGAAGGCACAAATAGCGTTGGCATTGTGCGGTGGGATTTTGGATTTTGCTTATGTGCTGTTAGCTGCTGTTTTTTTTCTCTTTGATTATCAGCACTTTATAAAATAAATTGAAAATATCTTTGAAAAAGTTTGCAGTTTCAAATAAAGGCTGTATATTTGTGTCAGATTTAAAAACAAACACAATGACAACTCAACAAACAATAAACGAAATTTTAAAAACAGGTAGCAAAAAAACTGAAACATTTAATGGTATTAGTGTATTAGAAATTGAAGCAAGAATATCAGTAAAACAGTCTTTAGAATTTTGCGCTTTTTTAAGCAGTATTGCAAATAACAAAGGTAGAAATGATGGAACTATTAATGGTAAAACCTTATCAATTATTTCAGATTGGTACGATGTAAATGGTGGTTCAATTACAATAAATCATATTTATGGAAAAAGTGTAAGTAACAAAACAAGTTACTACACAATAGTTTGGAATAAAGAATTATAGTCAAATAATACGATAAATGAAAAATATAGTATCAAAACACGATAAAAGTAAAAATAAAAGGGGAGGCACTCGGAAAGGGTCGGGTGCTAAACCTAAATACAACGAACAAACAAAAACTGTTTCCTTTCGCTGTCCATTGTCAAAAGTTGATGAACTGAATTTTATTGTCAAGTCTAAACTTTCTGAGTGGTCGGTAAAATAGCAGCTAACTCTCCGCTAACCGAAACTTTATATCGCTTATACAACTAAATTATAAATAACAACATGGGAAACATACACAAAATAAATTGGACTGGATCTTCTCACGAAGAATGGTTAGCTCAACGTAAGGCTACAGAGGGCATAGGTAACTTAGATGTAACACGTATTGGTGCATCAGACGTATCGGTTATTACTGGTTCTAATAAGTGGAAATGTCGAAGAAGATTGTTCTATCACCTGATAGGCTTATATAGCTCAGAGTGGAGAACTAATAAGTCTGTAGCAGGTCACCTTCTGGAGCCAGTGGTAGCCGCTAACTGGGAGGCTTGGACAGAATCTGAAGATCAATTTCTGTTTAACCTTGAGAGGGGTGTTAAGGTAAGGAATACAAGGAAGGCAGATTACTTTTTATTGAACGATAGGTACGAGAATCTTTTTGTTAGTATAGATAGGTTACACGATGGAGAAGTATACTCTCCTTTTACTGGTGAACTATATCCTGAGCTCACCCCAATAGAATTAAAGACTACAGAGGATAGCTACTATAGGCTATGGTCGGATGGCATAACTGCTTCATATAGGGAGCAAGTAATGGCCCAAATGATGGTATCTGAAACTAAGGTTGCAGTCTTTTGCGTACTAGTGAATGGAACTTATTTTCACGTAAGGGAAGTAGAGTATGATAGTTTTTTAGCAGAACAGATAGACTACCAGACCAGGGAGTTTGCTACTATTGTAAAGGCAGGTAAGCAGATACTTGACTTAAAGAACTCAGCTAAGACTGAGAAGGAAAGAGAAGAGTACGAGGCTATGCTTGAGGAGATCACTCCAGATCCATTAGAATTAAGTGATGAGCAGGATCTTAATAAGGAGAGATATGGAAGCTCACTAGGCTCTGTTATAGGCGATGAGAGGGACTTTGTTTTCTTAGAGCAGTACCAGTCAGCTCACGATGGAATAAAGGCTCTGGAGGAAGCTAAACAGCTCGCAAAGAACAATCTTACGACTAAGATGAAGAATGCTGAGGAGTTGAAGTTTGAGGGTGGAAAGGTCACATGGAGGAGGTCACCAGATAAGCGTGATTTCTTTAGTATTAAAGTTTTCAAGTAAGACTATAGATTTATTTTAAAATATATTATGGAAGAAGCAATAATAGTTACTTATGAATACGTTAATGGATTTCAATTCAAACAACGTATAGAAAGATTTAATGGCAAACAATACCATGAATGTGATAGGAATAGTTATGAAATATCAAACTGGGTAAAGGCTAATAAAGAAACAAAAATAAAAGAATTAGCAAAGCAAATAGTTTTGTATAATGATTTAACGATGTGGGAAAATGAAATACAAAAAGAAAATGCCTTTTCATTTGTATATGAATTCATTTCAAATAAAATAAAAATTGGTGGATCAATAACTAATATGTTACCATTTGAAATATTTTTAATGAGTGATGGATTTGAATTAATTAATTTTTGTGAATTAAATGCTATTGACCCAATATATAGAGTATATAAAAAAAATGATTGCATAATTTACATAGGGTGTGGTATACTATTAGATAGTAAAAGATTTGTACAATTTTATTTTACAATAAATAACAAGAGAAAAATTTATCAGGTTGACAATAAAAAAGAAAACTACAGTGATGCAATCAATGGTAAATTAAAAGATTTATTTTAAAATAGATTTGTTTGTTAATGTTGAAAAACATATATTTGTTGAACAATGCCAGGTGGTGAAATTGGCAGACGCACCGTGAAATGAAAATTTCAATAGTTAGATGTTACCTACTTGTCTCGTGAAAACATCGTGCACGTTCGAATCGTGCTCTGGCAGCTAATTAAATTAAATTAAACGCAAAATGAAAAAAACAGGAGAACAATTAAAGGCTGAGCTATATGCTCCACTACCTTCAGAGGCAATTAAACCTCACCCAACTAAGACCTTCTTATCTACTATTAAGCCTATCTATGTAACAGATAGATTAAATGAGGTGTTTGGTATTGGTGGATGGCAATTAAGAACAGATAATGTTCTGGTTAATGACAATGGTACAGTAGTTAATAAGATTATACTTACTGTTCCAGAGTACGATATCTACTATGAATGTTTTGGTGGTAATGATAATGGAGGTCAGACATCAAAAGGATTTGATTTGGGTGATGCATTTAAGGGAGCTACTACTGATGGGTTAACTAAGATCTGTTCTTATCTTGGTATTGGTATTGATGTATTTAGAGGTAAGCAATCTAGTAAGGTGAGCATACCTGCTCCAGTTGCTAGCACATTCATACCTAAATCACCAGATGAACGCTTAGAAAAAGCAGAGTTAGCTTTAAACAAAGTAATTACAGACACTAAGGAGTTAGTACTTAAGCAAAAAGATTTTAAAGCTACTCCAGAGGGAGCTAACTTCCAATCATCTGCCAGTGTAGCTGACTTAGTTAAGTCTAATGACATTGATTCAGTTATGGCATTCTATAAATTTGTAACTAAGAAGTAATAATTATGAAAAACATTTTAGGAACAACAGAAAATTTAACATTATTTGATAAAGTGGGTAGAATGGTCTATGATTTTTACAAAAATTCAGATGGATATAATTATGAATGTACTTATGATTCAGAGGGTAATGAATTAACCTTTAAAGATTCGGATGGATTTAGTTGTGAATACACTTATGATTTAAATGGTAATGAATTAACATATAAAGATTCAACTGGATTTACACGAGGTTTTGATATCCCCGAATACACAATGGAGGAATTAGTAGAGAGATTAGGCAATTTTAAGATTAAAAAATAATAATGAAATACACAAGAGATAAGTTTACAGAGGAAGAGATAAAACAGATTGAGTCTTTAGGATTAATTGTTTGTTACATATTTGGGATAGAGGAAAGGGATTTAAGGAGTAAGGTAAGAGAAAGAGATTTTACTGATGCACGTAAGGTTCTGGCGAGCTGTGCATCTAACAACATAGATGTGATATCGTCTTATAACTATAAGTGTGTAGGTTATAACCATGTGGCACTTGCTTCGTGGTATCTGGACATGGATCACTCGACTATATCTTATTCTATTAAGAAGGCCGCTCAACTATATGAATTTGATGTTAAGTTCAAAGCTCTCTATGATCGTGTAATGGCACTTGTAAATAACCCAGATGAGAAAACCCTTGATAACCTTGATAAATATACTTGGGAAAAGGAGCTTAGTTGGGAGGATGTTAGAGCCAATCAGATGTTTAAGGATAGGCTCAGGTTTGCATTAGCTCCACAGGAAGTTATTGATGGCATAGTTAGTCTATATGAACGTGGATATGGTGGTGCACTGATCTCCAATAAATACTCTGTGGTATCATCATTTGTTAACTATGTAATTAGGGAGCTAAATGTCTCTAGGGTAAGGAAGGGTTCTTCATTTGTTCAAGCTTCACAGTTAATAAAAGGAATGAGTGCCGTTGTTAAGTCTGCTCTCAAGAGTAATGTACATAGTAAGTCTAGTTATTAAATAAATAAGTGCTGTTATAGTGCGTTTTTAATTCAAAATCAAAATGGGAACAATAAAATTTATCTTATTTATCGAGTTCGTAGCACTATTCGTTTGTGGTGCTTGTCATTTAGTAGCATTTTTTACCAAAACGGGATTTCCAATATCAATGTATTGGATTATACCATCAATTGTATTAGTATGCTGCTTATTGGTAATTTTTATTATAGCACCTATTGGGAAGTGGTTTCTTTCTTAAATTCCCTATAACTCATTACTAACCGATACTTTATATCGCATATCTACCTACTAAAAAACATAGTATTTAATCCGTATATTTGCACTATTGAGCTCCCGAGGTTCAGTAGATTAAAATTAGAGATTACTTATATAATAAGATAACCTCATCAAATCCAATTAATAGTCACGAAACGATTGTGATTATGAGCCTCGGAAGCTGGATTAGGTGGGGTTATCTTTTTTTTTGTTAGCTCCCCTTAGTATTCACCTGTTCTAAATCTCCTGTACAGGTAATAGCATAGGCTCGGAAGAGCAATCAAAAGCTAGGGAGTATAAATAAAATGTTATAGCAAACATCTATTATCATAAAACCAACACAGTGTGGGCAACGATTGCTCGACCCACGACAGCAGGAAGATGATAGTTTGGAAGGCATAAAACTAAGCTCATAGTTCC